TGCATCGTTGACTGTTAAATTGAACGACGGTACGAGTGCCACTGTTCAAGGTCAAGACGTTTACGTAGCAATGACCCTGTAAAAGGAGGCGTATGCCATTCGTTAGCAAGCAGCAACAAAAGTTTGCCTACGCAAATCCTGAGAAGTTCGGCGGCGAGAAGGGACTGAAGGAGTGGTCTGCGGCCACAGATTTCAAGGCACTTCCCAAACGTGCTAAGAAGTTTTCATATAAACGGAAGGCGAAAGATGGAGAATAAATTTGTCCACCTCACCCCCGAGCCAAAAACTGGATACGTTCCACACAAGCCTGGGAGTGAACATTGCTTTTCCTGTGAGCATTTCAAACGTGAAGAATCTGGATGTGATGGACCTAAGATGAAACAGTTATCAGAACGTCCTAAACTTACAAACGGAGATGTTAAAGTACACGCTGTAGCATGGTGTCGTTTTTGGGAGAAAAAATAATGTCCCTAGGTTTAGGTAGGAAAAAGATAGCATCTCTTATTAAAGATGAACACAAGGCCGTTTCTGAGTACAGCAAAGGAATAGCCAAGTATGAAGACAAAGAGGATGATTCCTCAGCAAAAGTTCTGAAGCATATACGTGGAGAAGAAAAAGAACACGCTAGAATGCTCAAGAAATTAAAGTAGGTAAGCAAAATGGCAATAGGCCTTGGAAGAAAGAAAGACAAACCACACCATGTGGACCTTGGTAAAAAGGGTGGGTTTACTATTCATCACCCTGGAGCCCTTCATGAAGCACTGGGTATTCCAAAAGATGAAAAAATTCCTGCGTCTAAACTTGCGGGGCATCATCATGGACGCCTTGGCCGTATGATTGCGAGTGCAAAAGGCTTGAAAGCAATGCAGAAGTAAACTCCGAAAGGGTAAGGGTCAATGGCCGACACAAACTTTACGACAACCAGTCCCGAGCCCACGGGCATGGAAGACAGTAGCATCGAAGAGATTCTACCGGAGACCCCGGAAGATAGCCCTCTTGGGGTGTTCGCACCGTTCCCTTATTCATCGGAGCCGTTCGCGCAATTGAGCGAAGGAGCCCAGGGAGCCTTAGTATCCCTTGACGGCATTTGCACCAGAACAGACGTTGCTGCCCGCAGGATGGAAATTGAGCAGGCCTGGGAAAGCTGCCACTTTGATAGGGGCTACCAACACTTGCTTCGAGGCAAGCAAGGTGGCTGGCAGTTGCCTGGTCAAGCTACAGGATATGGAACCGCTACCTCAAAAGGTGGTGGTGTATACGATACGAACGTGTATGGGTCGAAGGGTGACATCATCGTCGCCGCACTGTCCCGAGAGATTCCTAAGATGGAATTCTTCGCGGCAAACCCCGAGTACGGTCCAGATATCGTAGCCGCTGAGGAAGCGGAGAATTTCAAAGCCATTTGGTCACGCAACAACAATCTGCATGCCCTACTGGTTGATTGCGCCAGAATATTCTGGAACGAAGACCGGGTTGTTCTTTGGACACGGTACGAGTTGAACGGACAGAAGTACGGGTTCGAAGGCGAGACTGCCACACCCACCGTCCCGCAGGATGCACAGAACCCTCAGGCCGCTTCTGAACCAACAGGCCAAGAGGGACAAGAAGATTTTGCGATGCTGGAAACTTCTTCAACCGGAGAAAACGGCGTCGAGGATATGATTGGGGACTTTGGTCAGTTAAAACCTAACCAGAGAAAACCCCTTGGACGAGAAGTAACGACTGCACACGGTAAGCTCGATGCGAAGGTTCCAATCGCGGTTGATGACATTTCCCAGATGCAGTTTTTGCAGCTGTATTTTGACCTTGACGTGGCTATAGTGAAGGCTACCTTCCCCTGGATTGCCGACAAAATCAAGTCGGGTTCCGATGGTACCTCCGAAGTTGAGTTGGACCGTATAGCAAGAGAAAACGTTCGCCAGGCAGTCTTGGGCGCATACGTTACGGGAGACTCCCTTAAGCGCCACACGGTGGTGAAGTACACCTGGATGCGGCCGTCGATGTTCCAAGACGACTGTGTTGCAGACGAGTACAGAGCAGAGCTTCTGGAAGCATTCCCCAACGGGTGTATGTTTGCAAAGGCTGGCTCCGAATTTGCCTTCGCTCGTAACGAGAGCATGGATGACCACCTTGTAGTCGGTCACCCAACATCAGGCAAAGGGCAAAACCGTAGGTCGATGGGTGCATCACTCATCTCGATTCAAAAACGCATCAACGACTGGGTTGACCTGCTGGACGATTTCTTCAAACGCACAGTCCCCAAGAAGTGGATGAATTCGGAAGCCTTCGACATGGAGGCCCTGAAAACTCAGCCTAATACTCCCGGCAGCATTGGACCATTCACACCGCAGCCCGGCCTAACAACTGAGTCGCAATACATCATGGTTGAGCCTACACCTCAACCGCAGACATCACTCGCTGACTTCGTAAAGTGGTTCATCACCAGCTTGTCCGAAGAAATCAGTGGAGCGTTGCCTTCGTTGTTTGGTGCGTCTACCAACACTGACACAGTAGGTGGTATTGCCATACAGCGTGACCAGGCATTGCAACGTGTGGGATGTCCCTGGAACAACATTCAGGATATGTTTGCTGAAGCGGCCCGCCAAGCAGTTGTGGCCGCAGCCGACTGCCGCGATGGCAGAAAGTTCACGCAGACGGTACCTGGAAAAGGCAACATTACAGTTAACACGGCAAACCTTGTTGGTGGAAACGTTTTATGCTACGCCGAGTCGAATCCGGCATTCCCAGAGTCGTGGGCGCAGCGTGAACAGAAGCTGATGACCTTGATTGACGGGAGCGCAAATAACCCGTCAATACAAGCATGGCTTTTCTCCCCTTCGAACTTGCCAGCACTTGCAGACGGCATTCGCATGAAGGCATTCAAGGTGCCTGGTGCAGCTTCAGTCGCTAAGCAGAAAATGGAATTTGAAATTCTTCTGCGTAGTGGCCCGATGCCTAACCCTGCAGTGCTTAAGGCACAGAGCGCTCTTGAGATGTCCTCTGCTGGTATGAAACAACATATCGAGCAGGGCATCGAAGTTCCTCCTGATGCACAGGCGAAGATGATGCAACTCACCGCGATGGCACAACAGATGCCAAAGATGGTGAGCACCATTCCTGTTGCACAAGATGAATCAGAGCTTCACGCCATAGAGGCCGACGAGTGTTTCACTTGGATGAACTCTACGGAAGGTCAGAAGTTCAAGTACGGTAACGCTAAGCAGCAAGCGGGCTACGAGAATGTTCACATGCACTGGTCGGAACACATGGCCGTGGCAAAGAAGATTGCAGCAGCCAACGCCCCTCCGCCAAAGCCACCGTCCGAGAGCATTAGTGCCGCAGTAGATAAGATGCCGGCCCCAGTGGCTGTGCAGTTGTTGGATAAGATGGGAATCAAAGCATCCCCAGCCGACTTCCAGCAACACGCAGAGGACCAGCTTAACCAGAAGGTCGGCGCCAAAGTTTTACCTGACGCCTTCAAGAGGGGTAAGCAACAGACTGCAGCCCCGCCCCCACATACTGGTGGCCCGGTTGGAGCCACACCTCCGCAAGCGTAATAATGGGAACGGGAGCCTAAGGGCTCCCTCCCAGATTCAGAATGACTCAGAACTCAGAAAGAGAGACTCAAAATGAGTGAAGCAGGACTCTTAGATTTTGCGGGGCTTGATGCCGCTGCTACTTCCGCAGAAGCCATTACTCCCGAAGTGGATGTGGTTACAGACTTAGACGCACCTGAAGTTGGTGCAGAAGAGACTCAGGTTGAAACCAAAGATGGTGCCGAGAAGGGCGCCGAAGAGGGTGCTGAGAAAGGCGCCGAAAAGAAAGCCGACCCTACGAAGGAAGGCACCGAGGTTAAGGAGACTGACTCAACTCCGCAGAACGTACGCAAGGCCCTGAAGGCTATGCGTGACGCTGACCCGGCCAACGCAAAGATTGCGAAAGAACTGCACAACTCGTACGAACGTGCAGCAGCTTTCCAAAAGGAATTCCCCTCCGTACAAGAGGCGCGCGACGCAAAGGCGTTCATTGATTCAGTCGGTGGGCATGAGGGATGGGAAGCGGCTCAGGCCACCATCGCTAATATCGAAGAGACCGATGCCCTGCTTTACGCCGGGGACAAGAAGTTGGTTGACAACGTAGTTGCCGATCTGAAGGAAACTGGAAACCTGGCAGCCCTGGGAAAAATTGGACCCGCATTCATCGACGCGATGAAGTCCAACATGGAAGCCAAGGCGTTCAGCAGCGTGATACAGCCCCACGTTATAGCTACACTGGAAGGTGTGAATCTCCATGGAGCCATTACAGCATTGGGAAGCACCGTTGCAAAGTTGTTTGGTGAAGACGGCAAGACCGTCAACGCTGATGCTCTGAAGACCCTGAAAGAAATTGCCTCCGACATGGACGCATGGTGGAAGGGTGAGAAGAAACAGCAAGCAGCCGCAGCCGCTCCTCCGAAGGATGATGTCAATCCTGAGCGCGAAAAGTTCAACAAGGAAAAAGCCGACTGGGAAGCTGGCAAGAAGAAAGAGTTCAACGAAAACGTTGGAAAAGACTGCGAGAAGTACAACAACAAGGCCCTGGGTGGACATCTCAAGGGTTACTTGAACACGGCCTTCTTCAAAGAGTTCCCGCGTGAGACGTTGATTGACCTCGGAAACGGAATCAAGGAGCGCTTGTATAAGACCCTTGAGGGCGACAGCATCTACCAAAAGCAGATGAAGTCCATGTGGTCAACAAAGACTCCAGACGCCGCGAAGATTAAGGAATATCACAACGCGAAGCTGGACGCCATTGCCGAGAAAATTGTCCGAGATACAATCCAGGCACGCTACCCGAACTACGCGAAGGGCGGCAAAGCCGCAGGACGTGTTGCAGCCGCAGAGACGAGGAAGGTGGCTGAGAACAAAGTGGCCGAGAAGTCTGTGGCCTCAGGGCAGCCCGTTTATGTGGCGCAGAAGCCCAAGTGGGAAGCAATTGATTGGGCCAAAGACCCCAAGCAGCTTCTCTACATCGCTGGAAAAGCATTTTTGAAACCTGTTGGCAAAACTCCAGGCAAATTTGTGACCTGGCGCAAGGCCTAAGGCTGAGAAGAAGTAATTTCAAAGGAGTAATACATGGCAAATCTAGCACCAGTAACTGTACCGTATGCGTTAGCGCGTAGCGGTAAGCCGATCAACAACGGAGATTCTGTAACCGTAGTCGGCACTGTTGGAACCATTTCTGGTTCTGGTCCCACTGCTACCGTTCCCGTCGTACTGGCGGGTTCTGGTGTGACAGTGAACGTCCAGGCACAGGATGTTGCAGCCAGCGGTCAAACAATGTAAATTTTTACGGAGACGTACACTGTGCGGCTCCGAAACACAGAGTCCAGAAATCCCCTATCGCACCGGGTAATGCCGCCATGTGGGTCAGTACGGGACGATCTAGGGTGAACGCCTAGCTGTGTTTCGAAGCTGCACAGCGATGTAAATTTTTACGGAGACGTACACTGTGCGGCTCCGGAGATACTCGTGGTTAGCCCTCACGGCGGCGACAAGCCATCACCGGGAGGGGACATCTAGCGGGGAGTATCACCGAAGCTGCATAGCAGCGAGCACTTTGAGTTAACCTATCCAGAAGTTTTCGGTTTAGTGGCGATAACACTTATAAATTCGGTGACCAAAACAATGGGCGGTGCAGCAAGATGACTCAGCGACGGCCTACAACTTTTACTCAAGAGTTGTGAATCGTGGCACATCTGTTGTAAAGGTAAGTTAGTATGGCATTACTTGAAGCCGCTGTAGAAGCGGTAGAACTCGACGCATTTGCTAAGGAAATTCCTGATTTGGTTTTCCATGGTACAACTGCATATTCGATGTTCAAAGCAGAAGCTACCACAATCCCGGTTTCTAACCAGTCGCAAGCTGGCGGAACCACACGTCCCTCTTTCCGCGTGCCCTTTAGGGTTCAGGCGGGCGCTGGGATTTCACAAGGAACTGGCAACGCAGATTCTATGCTGCGTGGCTCCGGTTCGCAATGGGCCTCCTTCGCGTTGGCCCCGGTGTATCTCTTCAACGTTTGCGAAATCTCGTGGTTGGCTCAGGCCTCCACCGATAGCAAGCAGAAGGGCCTGTTCGCCGTTAAAACCTTAGCGGCTGTCGCAGGCAAGTAAAAATAAAGACAAAAATTCGCTATATCGGGGAAACTCTGTTATAGTTCTATTATGGAACTAAACTGACAATCCCGAGGGAAGATAGAATGACAAAGCAAAATAAGCTTTCATATCTTGCAGGTTTCATGGATGGCGAAGGAACATTCGCTATCGTCAAAACCTTCTCGATCCAAAGAAAGCCGGATGGAAGTAAGAAGCGTTACATAGTTTATAAATTGAATATTTCAATTTGTAATACTAATAAAGAAGTCATGGATTGGATAACCTTCAATTTTGGGGGAAAATCATTACCTGGAAGTAATGAGAATAGAAAACCCCATTATAAAACCAGGTATGCATGGCATGTAACCCACAGAGACAAACAAAAGAACTTAATTCTTGGTTTGCTTCCTTACTTAGTTGCAAAAAAGGAACAAGCAAAAATTTCACTTCAATTTATTACAACATATTCAAGTAAAATTGGAGTACAACTTGATTCTGCAGTGGTAGAAAAAAGAGAACAATTGAGAAAATCAATGATGATACTCAATGGTACTTTTGTTGCCACTGATTCTAAACCCGTAGAGACTACACGCGAGACTCCTCGTATTGAGGATGATGATATAGTCCGTCCTATACAGCGATGTATAGAGGCTGTCAGAAATGAATCAGCCTTTGTGAGAAGTATGTAACAGTCTTCTGACAAATAACAAAATGTAAGGCACAGGAAATGAAGAACACTTTGGATGCCGCTCAGCAAGGCATCGAAAGTCTCATCAACTCTGACGGTTCTGGTCTGATCGACCAGATTCCTTCGACAGCTACCGTGAATAACAACAACGGTTCTGGCGCACAGACTTCCAGCATTGTCGGCATGAACGTCGCAGTGGCATTTACCGATCAGCAAGTCGTAACGGTTTGGACAGTGGCTGGCGTACAGCGTACCACTCCGTCCACCGCGACGATTAGCTACTCTGATGGTCCTAGCCAGACCCTGTTTTTCAGCACGGCTCTTCCTACGTCCACCGCAATCACAGACTACATCGTGGTCAACGGCGCAACGTATGGTTCCGGCGCTTCGATTCTGGGTATCAAGGCTTGGGATGTGAACAGCAACTCTGGTTTGATTGGTGGCTTGAACCGCGCCAACTACCCCGGTCGTCTGAGCACCCCGACCATCAACCTGAACGGCGCAGCGTTGACACCTAGTGTCTCGCAGCGTGCGGAAGTGCTGTTGGGTCGCGCCCTCGGTCCTGATGCGGATAGCATCAAGTCGGCCGTGTGGTATGGTCCCTACGAGCAGGCATTCGCGCAGTCGAACCTGATGTACAACGTTCAGATTGCCAATGCTCAGGATATCAAGGGAGAGAAGACCCTGGATATGAGCAAGAAGTACTTTAGTGATACTTTTGGAAATAGAAAGTATCATAAG